CGAAGTCCCGCGGTGACCGCTCCTACGGATGGCGTCGATCAAGAACTTTCGGAATTCACCGTTCTTCTTGAAAGTCATCGTCAACTTGGCCAACACCGAAATATCGTAGTGAGCGTCAATCCAGGATTCCGGCTGGGAGATAAGCACCTTCAGCGCATTCCCAACATGCAGAATCACGGGATTCTCAACCACGTCGCGGAGCTGCGCACTACAGGTAGTGTCCCACGCGGACCCGTCGCCCTCGAAAATCGAAGCACCCTGCGGCGCCGCGCCCTTGGTGGCACGAAACTTCGTCTTCGAGTAAGCGGCCTTGGGAACGCGCAGTTCACCTGCAATGCGCTCAACGGCAGCGCGCTTGGACAGACCCTTAATGGTCCGCTTGGGCATATGCTGCTTGATGAGATCCTCAATGCAGCAAATGGCGAGCAACGCCAACACCTGCCCCTCATCACCGTCTGCGATAAGCATCCGGGGGGGCTTGCCCTCTGGCATGGGCTCCAGTTTGATGTCGCAAGACAGCTTGAAAGCGGGCCATATACGCTGACAGAGCGCCTCAATAGCTCGAGTAATGCGCTCGGTCGTCCACTTGCCAGACTTCAAGTCATCAAAAACACGCGACATCCACCATTCGACGATCTTCCGCAACGCGAACACAGCGCGCCGGGGGTGGCCGCCGATGGCCTGGGCAATAATCTTGCCAATAATCTGCTTGTCCTCGTGGGTGGCCGTAAACGGACGTTGTTTGGCCTTCACACGATGATCCAAAGCAGACTGGATGTTGGCTGCCTCACGTGCATAGACGTTAGGCGGTCCCGCAATGGGTAACGACACAACACCCACAATCTGTTTAGGGTTTGTGGGGTCCGACGACTGTCCAACGACGCCAACACCGGCCTGATTCTCCACCACTCGATCCTGGCGGTCCGCCCGGATCTGTGAGTCATCATCACTTACTCCTCCCAGGGGGTGGATGTCATCATTGCCGTGGCCCGGTTCTACATAACCAAGCTTGTTGCGTGGTGGTCCGGAACCGGAATCACCGTCCGGATCGTCGTCGCCTGAAGGCCCCCGGTGAACCTTCCCGTAATCGAGTCGGGCCGAGGGAGTGTACCGTGTGCACACCAAGGGACACATCCAGCCCAGCAAGGTCTCAAAAAGAGAACCATTGCAGCGGTATTGTGTGATGGCCCATGGGCCCAAGGTGCGCATCGCCACGTCATCAGGGGTGTGTGACGGCCAAATCACAGTGGCGTGCTGGTACACGATCGCGCTGTGCACTTTCGACTTGCTTTCCGCGTACGTCTGATTAGAAATCACCTTGTCGAGCTTGGCAAACTCTTCACCGGTGAAATTAACCCTGACGACGTCGGGAACTCGGGTCTTAGCGGTGCAACAGCACGATACGTCAGGCTGTGCGACCCGGATGGTATACATACCGGGCCGCGAACTCGCGAGCTTGAACATCCATGGTTCGACATTCTGCAGGCTCGTGGTGTTCTGGAGCGACAACTGAAGCGTCATCGCGGTGGGCACCAAGTCACGTCCGAAGATATGCCTCGATGACCCCTGAGGTCTAGTAGCCCCCGACGCAAACGTCAGGCCAGGCGACCAAGCTGGATTCCGTAGTTCCGCCTCAAGCCCAGGTCAGCTTGAG